CCGCGTCGGGCGCAGTATCTCGGGCCAGGCATATTCAACCATGGCTGCTATCCCCGCACCGTTTCATAAGCGCTGCCGCCGCGGCGAATGGCGTCCAGCGTCATGCTTGATGACTGCCGCGCAATCTGCCCGGCCAAAATCCGCAGCCGCGCCTCCACCCCCGCATCCGCGCCGCGCGCATCAATCGCGATGGAGGTATTGATCGTGGTCGCACCCGGTGCGCTGCCATTCGGCAGCACCGTGCCGGTCTGGCGCGGCACGAACCATTCCGGCCCGCGCTCACCAACGATATAGGGCTGCCCTGCCGCGACCGGGCCGCCCTCGGCGCGGAACAAGCCGCCAAGCGCATTGCCAATATCGGCCAGCCAATTGCCGACCCCAAGGCCCGACAACCCGGACGAGACCGCATTGCCCAAGGGTTCCGTAATCGTGCGCCGGGCAATGATGCGCGTGATATCCTGCAACAACCCCTTCAGGATCTGCGACAGTCTTTCGCCACGCACAATCGCGTCCTCAAAGGCCGAGGAAAAGGCAAAGCCCAGATCGCGCGCGGCATCGCGCGTATTCTCCGTGCTGCGTTGCAGGCGGCGTTCCGTCTCCTCCAATTCACAAAGCGCGCGGTCGGCCTCACGCCCGATGGTCTCGGTGGGGATGGGGCGGCCAGCGCGCTCGGCACGCTCCGCCAAATCTCCCAGCCGTTCCAGGCGGCGCTGATAGCGTTCATAGGCATTCTCATTATCCAGGATCAGCCTTTCGCGTTCGCGCAGCAGATCATTCAACTCACGTTCTGCCGCACGATCAGCGGGCGGGATGGCCGCCACACGCCGGGTCGTGCCTTCAATACGGCGCAGCGCCTCATCACGTTCCTGCAGCGCCAGGGTTTCAAGCCGGCTGCGATCCGCGGCGGTGATGCCACCAGCGGCCTCGGCCTCACGCAGGCGGCGGACGCGGTCCTCATATTCGCTATTGATGCGAAAGCGGTCATCGAGCGCGCGGCGCAATTCCTCGGCATCCGCACCGGCGCGGCGGCGGCGAGCATCGGCTGCTTGGGCAGCGGCGCTTTCCGCCTCGCGCTGCTGCCTTTCGCCGGCGGCCTGTTCACCGCGCGTGATTTCCTCAGAGAGTTCCTGATACTGGCGGCGCAATTCCTCCAGCCGGGCGGCGCGATCCACCCCGGCCTGTTGCTGCGCGGTGCCGACCAGGCCGCTGCGGATGGTGCCGCGCCGTGGTTCGGCCGGCTGGCTTTGGCCTTCGATTTCAGCCTCAAGCCGCGCGATTTGCGCGCGCAGTGCCGCGGCCTCTGCCCGGCGCGCGGCCTCCTGCTCGGTGGGCAGCAAAAGGCCGGAGCCACGCCGCACGCCATCCAGCACGCGTGCCGCGCCGGACAGCGCCTGGGCCAGCGTATTGGAAAGACCGATGGCTTGATCGAGCCGGGCAAGGAATTGATCCGTCGCGACGGTGAGCTGGCCAAAGGCACGCCCCACCGAAAGCGGCGCACGTTCAAATTCGCCATTCAGTTTTTCAACGGCGCCCAGCAGTGCGGGGAAAACCGTATCGGCGGTGAGCTTGCCCTCGGAGCCGAGCTTGCGGAGTTCACCGATGGAAACGCCAAGCTCGCGCGCCAGCGCCTGCGCAAGGGTTGGCAGGCCTTCCAGGATAGAACGCAGTTCATCGCCTTGCAGCGTGCCAGAAGCCAGGGCCTGGGCCAGCTGCTGGGTGGCGGAGGAGATTTCCTGCTGCGAGGCGCCCGAGGCGATGGCGATGCGCTGCAAGCCGCCAACGAGCGTTGCGACCTGATCCGAAGTGGCACCAATTTCCCGCGCGGCGATGGAAAACCGCGCGAAGGCATCCACGCTTTCACGCACGGCGACGCCGGTTTGCAGGCTATCCTGATAGAGCCGGTCATAGATTTCCCCGGCGCGTTCCACCGAACGAAGCGCGGTATTCAGCCGCCCCATGGATTGCGTCAGCGCATCGCCGGCCACCACCACTGCGCGCAGCCCGGCAGCCAAGCCCGCGATCTGCACGCCGCGCACCGCGATATCCAGCAAATCCAGCGCGCGAGAAGCACGTTCCGCCCCGCCCTGAATGCGCGCGAGGGAGCGCTGGCCGGTTTCACCAACCTCACGCAATTCCTGCTTTACGCGCGCGGCGTCGTCCAAAGACAGGCGCACCGAGACGCGGCGGGTGGCGTCAGCCATGGGGCGTTTCCTCCCTGCCGCGTGTGGCGATGCCTTCCGCCATGCCGATGCGGAGCGCCATCAGCATTTCCGAAGCGGCCCAGCCCTGCGCGCCGAGATCGCGCGCGGCGGCAAGCGCATTGGCGATATTGAGCGTGATGCCTGCCATGCCGGCCTCAGCGCAGGCGGTGCCGGCGGCCCAGCAGGCATGGGCTTCGACGCTGAGCGGTGCGTGTGCCGTATAGGGACAGCTATCGCCGCAATCGCGCGCGATGGCCGCGCAGCCGCGACAATATTCGGGCCCGCTGCCGAAATACCATGCGGCGCGAGCCCTTAGCCGTTTCCCTCAGTGGCCACGGCGGCGACGGGGGTGGTGGCGCGGTCCCAGAAGGCGGCTGCGATGTCGTCAAGGTCTATTAGGCGCTCGACCGCATCGGGGGAGAGCGGCAGGGGCTTGCCGGAGGTGTCGCCGATGCCTTCCCAGGCGAGGATGGCGTGGCGAGCCAGCGCCTTGACCAAGAAGGCGAAGGCCAGGCCACGCGCCATGTCGGGGTCGAGGTCGGGCTCGGCTGCGCGTTGGGCGCTGAGGCGGCGGGCGGAGGCTGCCTGGGCGGCGGCCATGACGGCGGTAGTGACCGGGCGGATTTCCACGCGGACACCGCGTGGGAGGGCGAGCCAGTAGGGGGTGGTGGGGAGGTCGAGGATGAGCATGGAAATTGGCCCCTTCATGTGTTATGTACGTTATGCAGTTTAAGGAGTGCAACCGATGCCCGAGCCTATGCTCAAGGTTGGTGCTGCCGAGGCCCAGCGGAATTTCGGCCTCTATCAGGACAAGGCGCTGATCCAGCCGGTTGCGATCACCCGCAATGGCCGCACGCGCACCGTGATGATCTCGATCGAGGAATATGAACGTCTCAAGCGCCGCGATCGCCAAGTGTTTCGGACCGAGGACGCCCCGCAAGATGTCGTGGACGCTATCCTGAACGCAGAGATCCCGGAGGATGCCAAGCAGTTTGACCATGAGGTCCGATAGTGGCCCTCTTCCAGGTGTCGGCGACGTTCTGCGCTACGCTTACCTTTGGAGCCGCGAGCACGACCGCGGCCAGGAAGAAGGTGCGAAGGATAGGCCCTGCGCGGTCGTGATGCTCATCCGGCGTGACGATGGCACGGACGAGGTGGCCGTGCTGCCGATCACCTCGAACAAGCCAGAGGTTGATGGTGCCGGTGTCGAAATCCCGACCGCAACACGCGCCCGACTAGGTTTGCAACGTGAGCCCTGCTGGGTTGTGGTGAGCGAGTTCAATTTGTTTCGATGGCCCGGCCCTGACCTACGGCCGCTTGAGGCTGGCGAGGGGTCTTTCGTGTTTGGGCGGTTGCCAAAGGAACTGGTACTGCGCATCCGAGAGGCCTTTCGAGACTGGCGCGCGCGCGGACCCACGCGGATGGTCCGTCGGACCGATTAGGGGATCATCTGTGGCTGACCAGGAGCCTTCTATTTCTGGTGACGGGCTGGATCTCCACGCGGACGCCGCGCGGCAGGGTGAGCATAAAATTCTCCTGTCAGGAATAACGCCGCCCTTGAACGGCGCATCATTTTGATGCAAATATACGGCATGCCGAATGCCTCCCCTGCCGTCCGACCGGGTGTCACTGTCCGCCTCGAGCCCGAGGCACATGCACGCCTTCAGCAAATCGCCAAGGCCGAACATCGCTCGGTCGCTGCGGTGCTGGAGCTGCTTGTCGAGCGTGAAATCCGGGCGCGCGACGAAGCCGAGCGTACGATCCGCCTGCATGTGGCGCCGGAACTCCAGGGTCAGCCTTTCAGCGAACCCGATCGTCGAGCGGGCGAGAGCGACAAGAGTTATGCTCGCCGCAAAAAGACCATCGACGCGTTGTTTGGCCGCTGAAGCGGCGTGGCAGATTGCCCGATCCCGTCCGGGTGCTTTGTCTGGACCATGTTCCCGTTTGGTCCGCCGGATCCGCCTGACCGGCCCGGGCCAGTGCGGCACATCGCCTATGTGCTGGCTACTGACAGTAAGCCAAAGGTGCCAATGCTACTGCTCGCCTACACAAGTTCTGGGCCATGGCGCGGTGCCACGGGCCGGCTACCGCTTGGCGTGATGGAGTTTGACGATGCCGCGGCCCGCGCGGTCGGCCAGAAGCCATTCCATATTGATTTACGCTGCCTTGCGCAGGTGCCGCTGGCAAAGCGCTGGTTCCCTGATCTCAGCCAAACAGGCTTCGGCATTATCGGCACCGCAGGTGCGCGGCTCCGCGAGCGGATTGATGTGATGCTGAGCGATTTGGTAACCAGGAACCGTGACCTGATTGAAATGCGCGGGCCGAGATAGGCGATGCGCGCAGCACTTAGCTTACTTAAACAACAGGAGGCGCGTCGCGCTGCCTTCACCGAGATGCTTGAGCGTGTCGCACGTGAGGCCGATGAAAAAGGTTGGCTTACCGCCGAAGAAGTGGATGCCGAACTTCGAGAGATCATCGCGCAAGCCAAATCCGCGAGGACAAAAGGAGCTTGAAGGCGAAGGCGGCGCCTCACCCATACTCTGTCCCCGCCTGCTGATTCCTCAACACCACCGTCATCATCCGCTGCGCCGTCGCGTTGAACGCAGCGCGGAATTCAAAACTCGCCTCCACCCCCGCCGGCCCTTCGATCGGCGTCTTGGCCAGCGCCAGATAAACCTCATGCAGCGTGATCGTCAGGCTACGATTGGCATCCATCGTGAAAGCCATGGCGAATTCCGCCGGCGTGCCGCCCTGCGCCTGCGCTAGCAGCACCGTATTCTCAAACCGCACCGTGATTTGCCCGGTACAGCGCGCGATACCCGGATCCACACCCTCCACCTTCCGGTCAGCGCGGATCGTGCGCACCGTCTCCATCCCATTCGAAAAACTGAGCCGCGCGCCGGTCACTTGCGCCAGCGCCGCACCAGCGCGCGTGATGGAACCCTGCGCCTTGTTAAAGGCCGTAAAGGCAGCGCCGCTTGGCGTGCCGCCGGAACTCGCCGCACCGCGTAGCGACCCCTGGCCCAGCAGCCCAATCGTCGCCCTGGCAGCACCGGTGGGCGTGAAATCCATCTCCAGCGTATCAGCGCGCACGCCCGTGCAAACATCGTAATTCGGCACATCGGGATAGCCAATTTCGATACTGTTCGAAGGCAGCGCCGCAAGGCCCGAGCCAAAGCTATGGATGAAATTCGGGCTGGTGCCGCTGGTAGTCGGTGGGCCGAACAACAAGCGCAGCCAATGCCCGAAATTGATCAGATCAATCGGCACCACCGCCTGGCCCGCCACCGTGACCGTATCCAATAGCGGCGCACCGGTATCCCGATTGCCGCCAATGCCAATCACATCCGCATCCAGCAGCGGCTGCTCCGCGCCCAGGTTGCAGGACAGAAAGGGCATGCGCCGCCAATTACCACTTGGCGCGGTGCCATAGCTGGCCTCGGGAATCATCAGCAGGCGCGCATTCGCACCAATGGCACGGGGCATGAGGTTTCTCCTGGTGGGCGATCAGGCCAGCGGTGAGCCGGTGGCGGTAAAGAACAAGGCAACAGGCAGGCTCGCGGCACGCGCGCTGGCCGCGCCTTCGAATTCAACATCCTCGATATCCGCGCTGCCTGGCTGCGCCCATTCCACCGCGCCACCCAGCATGGGATCGGCAGTGATGGCGGTGGCGATGGTAACCAGCAGCGCATCCAACAGCGCATTATCCGCCGCCAGCACTTCGATTTCCGCGCGATGTTCAATGGCAAAGGCAAGTGGCGAGAGTATGGGCGTTTCGGAGACACTCTCCCCATCGCGCAGCACCACCAGCCCGCCCGAGGGCAGGCGCAGCGGCACGGTCTCATTGCGGCGGATGACAGGCACTGGGTTGCGCGCGGCCAGGCTGGCGTTCAGGCGCGCCAACAGGGCGGTCAGGGCGGTCTCACGCAGGCTCATCGCGGCCTCCCTGCCTCGGCGGCCCAGGCCGCCACAAAGCGCCCGGGCAGGCGCCGCAGGCCACGCTCCGCCGCGCCCTTTACGTCGAGCCGCTTGGTGAGCTTCACCTGTGGCAGCAGCAGGAACATTGGCACCATGCCGCGCGCGAGTAGACCGCGTGCCCAGGCCTCTCGGCCCCGGCGATGGGCGGTGCCGACCTCGGTGACACCCCCGGCAATCAACCTCAGGCGCTGCCGGCGCCGCCCGGCCTGTTCCCCGGCGCGGAGTGGCAGGCACCAGACAAAGCCGCGCCCGGATTTGAACGGCCGCAGAAACGCCTGGCCCGAGGCCACCATCTGCGCCGGCGTCACGCGCATGCCTTTCTCGCCCCGCCCGCGCCTGCCACGCGCGGCGTTAAAGCCGGTGGGGATAGCTAAGAATTTCCGCCCGCCCTTGGCGCGGATCAGCGCGCCACGCTCAAAGGCGTCAATCACCTTGGGGACCTTGGTGAAGACCAACCCAGCAGGACGTAGTGACTGGCCCGTCCGAGGAAACACCATGGACCGCCAGGCATTGGCGATGCCGCGCGCATTGCCGGCAAAGGCGGTGGTGACTTGCTGGCGGAGTTCGGCTTTGACCTCGGCGGTCTCGGTGCGGATGGCGGCCATGGCGGCGCGTTCGCCCGCGCGTACCTCCTCCGTGAGCATCTTGCGAAGATCGCCGACGAGTTGTGCACCAAGCCTCATGCCGTGTGCCTATCGCTGACAAAAGACGCGCCAGGCCGTACCGCTGGCGTCGCGTTCGGCATGGCGGACGGTGAGCACTTCGTTGCCAATCGAGAAACTATCGCCAGCCGCGATATCAGGCAGGGTGGCGATGGCGAGCGAGAGAATATCGCTGGCCGAAATCACCTCTGTGCCGAAAGCATCCGCCATGCGGTCGGGCGAGGAACGCAGCACGCGCAGGCTGACCGGCGCGCCGATGCCGCCCTGGCGATACTCAACATCACAGCCCAGATGTGGATCGGCGATCAGGCTTACCATGGCGGTATCGAAGGCGCTCATCGTTTCAGCACCTCGACAATGCGCGGCAGCGTCTTTTCGGCGGAACGGCCAATGACGTAACCACCGAGCCCGATCTCCACGATGTTCCAGAGCTTGAGTGCCTCAGCCTCACTGATCCCAGGCGCGGACCAGCCGAGCCAGCGCAGCACGATCAGCAAGCCAAAGGTGATCATCATCAACGGCCGCCAGC